CCGCTTAGTTGGCTGCACATGTATAAAATTAAAACAAATTTAGTCATAAAGTCCTATATAATCCTATCTCATTTTTTACTTGCATATCCCATTTAAATGTTATATCAAATTGCAAATATGTCAAACTTAAACAAAGAGGTTATCATGAATGACAATAAAATAAAAGCGTCTGCGGCACCAGAGAACCTGCAGGAGGCTTTGGTTTTACGACCTGAATGGGAAATAAAACCTAAAGGACTTGAAGCTGAACACAGCTTTACAGTTCAATTCTCTGAGCTTACACAACTCTTAACACTTTCTGTAAATGGTAAACTTTACAAAAGAATTAAGATCAAAGAAGATACTGATGGCAAAGTAAAATTCTATGATGCGTTAGGACAAGTGCAAAGTAAATTTGATCTGTGGGGGTTGTATGTCAAAAACTAGCAGCTCCGACATATTCAATTCTTGGGTAAACGAAGTTAATGAAACACTTAATACTTTACCGAAGACTACAATAACTGGAAATGAAATTGAATTTACAGATGATGAGTTTCAAACTTGTTTAAAGAAGTTGGAACAATGCAAGATGAAGTTCGAAGACTTTCCAATTTATCCAATCAATGAAAAGATTGCTACAGAGTTAGTGTGGGATCAATTACGGGGGTACAATGAACAACCTGATAATTAAGACTATACTTTGTGTAATCATGTTCTTAGTTCCTGCTAAAATAATTTTGGGATTGTTTGCAGCAGGTCTATACGTAATGTTCTATTAAGGAGGAAAAGATATGAACAAAGCAATAAATAATAAATACTTTGAAACTACTGATTACAGTAAGTTCAAAAAAGCAAGAGGTAATAGACCTGTTGATCCAGCACATGTTAGGCAGCTTAAGAAATTAATTGCTGAAAAAGATTTATTCGATCCTATTCGAGTAAATAGAAACATGGAAGTGATAGATGGGCAGCATACTTTGGAAGCTAGAAAACAACTAGATCTAAAGATACCTTACATCATAATCAATTCTGATGATCCACTTGATGTTGCAAGACTCAACACAGGTAGAAAGAATTGGTCTATGGAACACTATTTAAATCACCACTGTGCAAGACAGAAACGTGATTATCAAATATGCAGAAACAAAATGAATCAATATGGTTTAAATGTTTCTGAAACAATAGTGTTACTGTTAAAGAATGCTACCATTTGGAATAGAATATCCACTGAGTTTAAAACTGGTGATTTTATAATTCCTGCAGGTGGTATAGAAAACATTGATCGAGTTGGTTCGCAACTTATGCAATTGCGAAAATTTTTTCATGGTATGGACGATACTAAGAGAAGATTAAAAAGATCATTTGTCTATGCATATATAGTTGTAGATAAACATCCACAGTTTGATTTTAAGAGGTTCAAGAAAGCTTGTGCATCTAAATCATCTTGGTTTTTGTCAGGAACTAGTACAAAAGACTATGTAGCTATAATCGAAAGAATATATAATGCAGGTCTTACACCAAAAAGAAAACTTAAATTACTTGATTTTTTTGAGACAAAAGATTATCAAGAACACTAAGCGAAAGAAGGAAAGATGGACATAAACAAATGGAAGTCGTGTGCAGTTGATATAGAATCGTACACGATAATACGAGCCATGGGTAAAAATGGTTTTAGACGACCTGGTAGTATGATAGCAAAATTGGTTGATGATGAGGTGAAAAAAATTGCTAAAAAGCAAGGTAAGCCTTACGAGTCCATGAAGCAGAATTTACTCTCTGAGGGCAAGAAGCTCCTCAACGGTAAATAGATCTAAGGTTGGATGGTTAACCTTTGAACCGAGTGATCGTGAAAGGGCCGGGAGACTGGCCCTTTTTTATAGTTGCAATCTAAATATAAATCACATATTAGTTAATAACGTATTCCTAAGCCTAAATGAAAAAGTGGGGCTTAAAACACTTTATTTTCACCGAACAACGAATCACAAGTTTAACTTTTAACAAAAGGATATTTTGTGGGCAAAGCTGTTAAAAAAAGCAGTGAAGAAGCATTAAATCAGGCGTTGGATAAGTTGGTCTTAATTAGTCCAAATAAGAAAACGTATGATGAACTTACAAGTTTGATGTTTCAGTTGTATTGTGGAAATGACTTTGGTTTAGGAAATTTCAGTCTTTCTTTTCTTGATAAAATTGAGAAGAGATGGACGACAGGACGTAAGGCTGCAGCTGCTGCTAAAGGCCTAAAGCTTGTTGTCCGGAATGTGTAACCACGGTGTATTATCCCAATCCATATCTTTTCCCACATCGTGGTTATGCAAATGGAAGAGTACAAGACTCCTAAAGAACTAGCCGAGGAAACAATCATATACGCAGGTGAGATGGATCCGATGGATCGTAATGATTTCATTGATTTGATTTGTGACCAGTTTTTAATTGCTAAGTACAGATCTAAATATCCTAAACGTGAGGTAAAGAAATTTGCTACATTGCTCTCCAAACTTGTTAAAAAATTTGGGAATTAAGTTAAGTATGGAACTTATAAAACCCAAAGAATTGTCTGAACAGAGGCTTTTTCAAGCTATTATTGTGCAGGCCTTAGAAGATGTAATGAATAATTCTGGTTTTAAAAAAGAAACTTATTGGAAGGAAGATGCCTACAAATGGTTTATTAGTAATTCTACAGACTTTCAAGATACCTGTTGGTCAGCTGATATGGATCCTGATATGGTGAGAGGAGAGTTTCTTAAACTTATAAAAAAAGAAAAAATTAAATTTACAGAGCTGCAGAAGTCCTGGCTGAACTATCGAGAGTTATATAAAATGTATCGAGAAGCTAGTACGAAGGAGGAAAGGCGTGAGATTAAAAAAGATATTGTTAAGGAGAACGAGAGAAGAATAAACCGGAGTCATTAGTCAGGGTGGTCTGGATGGTTTAACTCCTGGGGCGATCAAGAGAGCAAGTTTATATAGCCCCAGAAGCAATGATAAAAATATATGCTCATGAATGAACATGGTTCAATGTACCATATCCGGTATTGTGTGTCTAATTAAATGTAGTTTAGAATAATTCTAATGTGATAACGGCCACCGGAAACCATTTCCAGTGACCATTAATTTTACTATATAGATATCTCAGACTAATTAAAATGAAAAAGTGTCCAGGGGGTAAAAGAGGTGTATCTGGTGTATCTGAAGAAGAATAATGTATATATATCAAGGATTTAAGTGTGTTTTTGTACTGTATCCGTGGTGTATCTATGGTGTATCTGGGATACACCACTCTTGCGGGAACGCAATCGGAGGTTTTAAGGGTAATTACATTTAGTTTAAAAAATCTATATAATAAAAATATCATGATGAAAAAATTAATATTCAATACTGCCAAAGAGGCTTTTCGTAGAGGTTTTAAAAAATACAAACGTGGCCAAAGAAAGACTGAACGAGTACCTTATGATTTGGTTAAAGCAGATATAAAAAGAAAAATTAGAGGAACTAGATTTTATGTAGGAGCAGAAGCTAAAGCAAGACCTGGGATTGGTAAAAAAGGATTGCCAAGAGGTGGTAGACCAAGAATTTTTGGTAAAGCTTATGCATCTGATAAACGTGGTAAAAGTATGCAAATTCCAATGATGACAAAGAAGCAAAGAGCTGCTAATCAAGAAGCAATAAGTCAATCTGTAAGAAAATTTTTAAAAGAGAGAATAGGTAGAAAGAAAAAAGGTGGTATGCAAAAGATGTTAACTGGTGGATTACTTACAGCAGGTATCAAAGGTGCTGCTAAAAAGTTTTTTAAATCAGGTGGTAGAAAAACACAACAGATAATAAAAGAATCAGGTGTTAGCAAAGGTATTGCTAAGTCAGATGTTAAGTCAGGTATAAGAGATCAAATAAAATCAGATTACAGTATTGTAAACAAAAAATTTCAGGCAGATAAAAATAATCAATTGATAAGAATGAAACGTAGAATTATTATATCAGACTTAAACAAACTGAAATGAAGAAGAACGCACTTAAAACAGAACTAGAACTTACACCAAAACAAAAAATGTTTGTGGAGATAATGGTGGCAGAGCATGGATCTATTACTCAACACGAAGCCTACAAGAAAGCAGGATTTAGTGCTGCAAATGAGAATAGTGCAAAGTCCTGTGCATCACAATTGTTAAATAGAAAAATAAATCCACATGTTGCAAAATATTATGACAAGAGATTTGAACAAGAAGTTAAGAAATACACTGGAGATCAGTTACGAAGATACAAAAGATTAGAAAGAATTGCAGACAAAGCTGAAACAGACAAACAATATGCTGCTGCAATAAATGCAGAATACAGATCTGGCCAATTAGCAGGTCAGTATGTTGATAGGAAAGAAGTAACAGTAACTGGTTTGGAGGGTATGTCGCGTGAGCAACTTGAAAAAAAATTGGAAGAACTATCGAAAAAGATCGATGGGTACAACGCCAAAACAATCGAAGTTGAAGCAACAACTATCGAAAAGTAGCTGGTCAGAATTTATAAAGTTGTTCAATGCAAAACACAATCCAATGATGACATCAGTTGGAGTAGTAGAGGTAATTATAGATGAGAAAAAAAATAGCGATCCCAAAAAAAGTTAAGTTTGAAATAGACAAGTATCCTATGGTATCTGTAGAATGGTTTGACATAGTCTCGGATTCGAGTTGGTCTACATTTGATCAAGTCAAGAAGGCTAAGCTGGCCACGTGCATCACCAAAGGTCATCTCTTATCTCAAACAAAAGGTGTTACAAGATTGTTTGGAGATTACTCATTTGCTGATGGTGGTAAGGAGATTGAATCAATTGGTAATACTACTATTATACCTAACTCAGTGATTAAGGAGATTAAAAAGTTAAGTTAATATGAAGAACGAAAGTGCACTGTGGAATAAGGTTAAGAAGAACTTAACTGATATGTTTCTTACACGCATAGAATCTAGCACTATCAATGGTATTCCTGATATTCATGGTGTTGCAAAACATGGAGTATTCTGGATAGAATTAAAATCAGATCATGCTAAATATCCTAAACTAAACAAGTGGCAAATAGTATGGATAAATAGATATATTAAAGCTGGAGGCGTAGTATTTATACTACATGAGAACTTGGGCGAAGCCCTCTCGAAGAGACTCCTTAGACTGTACAGACCGGTGTCCGCGTTCACGGATCCTCGTAACCTCGTTCCGTCTCGCTCGTTCTCGTTGCCGTTACAATGGCCACTGGTCCGGGAGACCATCCTTCAGGAGCTGGCAGCTCACGCAGCGTGATCCTCGCTCTCGTGCTCAGGCTACGTTACATTTTTACCTCTTTGTTAGCGTAGCCCGGGGACCAGCAGCAGGATCTCGTTCCGAGATCCCGTTTCTCGTTCTCGTTCCTAGCGTCAAAGCTTACCCCCCGTGCAGCACGCTGGTCTGCACCCCAGTCGGATTCAGGATAAGTTGCCGTTGACAAAGTTCAACGGATCGGTAATGTCGGTAAAGGAGGTAAGATATGGCTGTAGATTTTGAAGCATTAGATTTCGTTCGAACCTCGAACAAATCTCGCACATACAACAAGAAACTAGACGAGCTGCAGCATCAGGTGAAGGAGCTTCAGGAGCTGGTAACTGCTGTGGTAAAAGAACTACCCGTGGAAAAGAGATGTTCCTTCGATGAACAGCTGAAGAGAATCTCGAAAGAAAAGGCTTGACATGTATCCCATCAGGTCTTATGTAAGACTGGCAGCATGAGCTGCAGTAACTTACAGGAGAGCACATGAAAAAAACAACGCTACGTTCACTCGTTAAAGATATTAATGCAAAGAATGCACCACCTGGTGGATGGTCCCCGAAGGACCGCGTGCAGGATAAACCTGAACCCGGTAAAGTCTACGCACTGACCGGTGGCCCGGGCTCGCGCTGCATTGCCAATGGTAACAGCTGGTCAGAGTCGGAGGTCTCGCCCCAGCAGGATCCAGGAGAAGCTACGTGACGGTAGCTCTCGTCTGGCTGGTGATGCTGATCCTGTTTCCCTCATTTACAATGATTGCCAGCAGCATCCTTCTCCTCTCGCTCGTTGGCGTGTTCGGATGAATCTCGTCCTCGCACCGAAAGGGACTGGCCCCAGCAGCGTAACTTCTGATGGCTGGGCGCACGGCAGGAAGTTCTGCTGTGGAAAAAAAGAAATTTAGTTGTTGCAAAGGTTGGTGGGATTTGATAAGAGAGGCGATAAACTTAACAAAGGAGAAGATATGGGTTTAGACCAACACGCACACATAAGAGGACAGAATATTGATTGGGAGAAGTATTATAATGATGATGAATATTCTGATAAGGCAGGTGTTTTCGTTTGGAGAAAACACGCAAGGCTACAAGAGTTCATGGCTAGGAAATGGGCAGACCAAAACCCGAAGGTATCGGTAGAGGGTGCTTTAGCACATTTGGGTTTCAATGCTGACCAAGACACACCTTGCTATATGACTGAAGATGTCGTGAAAGAATTAGCAGAACAGATAAAGAAAGGTTTTGCTGACTATCACGCACAAGATGGTTTTTTCTGGGGGCAACAGTTCCAAGAGGAATCAGTTAAAGATTACAAAGAGCAGGATATAAAGTTCTTGAAATTCTGTGAACAAGCAATCAACGAAAAGAAAGTCGTTGAGTATTGGTGTAGTTGGTAATGGCACAGGATAGAAAGCGAGGCGACACTGTCGCCTCGCCTCGTTCTCGGTTGGAAAAGGAAAAGAAAGACAAACCAATCAAGACTGGGGCTGACGCACAGCAGGAGTTCGTTGATATGATAGATAAATTGTTTAGTACAATAAACGCACAACTAGAGGTTGAGCCAAATGTTAATACCCTTATTGATAGACTTGATAAAAAAGATAAAAAAAAGTTAAATTAGTTCTTGTAATAAGATTTGATAGGATATAAAAAGATAGGGCATTTTATAAAAAATGCATAACTTAACAAAGAGGTAAAAATGCAAAAAGCAAAAAAGCTAAAGCAAGAAGAAAAGAAAGTTATTCTTGCATATGCACAACTAAAGCTAAAAGCAAATAGACTAGCTAAAGAGTTAGACACAATGAAACAGAATGTTGTTGATGTGTTTGATAGATCAAATCAAAACTTAATCATTGTTCAAGATGAGCAAGGCACAAGTTTTGGATTACAAAAGATAAATCGTAAGAGGAAGAAGTTTGAAACAGCAAACTTTAAAATTGCTCATAATGATTTATTCAACAAGTTCTGTACTGAGATTGAATACAGTGAATACAAAGCAATAGGGGATAACAATGCCCAATAATGATCTTATTAATATTGCTAATGTATTGAGTACAAAGCTTAACAACAATCAACCAACATCACTTGCTGATATGGTTATTGAGAATGGACAAAAGAAACAACTCAATTATGAGATTATGTTTCAGTTGCTAATGGGCGAATGTGAGAAACACATACTTGAAAATGTTGGCAACCCAATTGTTGATGAGTTTAAGGACAATGTATTAAAGAAATTTAGTACACTAGTTCAAGCCTTACACACACAAGAATAATAATAAACAAACCAATGGCGCAATTGCGCCATTGGTGTATCTAGAAGGCTCATACGAGCCACGAAAATCAATCACCACAAAACCCCACCAGCCCACGCTAAAATCACCCTGAAGCACAGGCGACAGGCTTTAGTAAGTAATATGAATACATGTAATTAATTTGCAAACGGGATGAACTAGTGTATTGTTTAAAAAAGGACCCTTTGTTTTTATTGGGTCCCCTAGCCCCCGGGGGTATATAAAATTTTATGAACGTTGAGCATCTTACTGAAGACGAACTTAAAGATATAATTTTAAAAAAACAATTAGAATGGATTAAATTATGCCAAGATGATTTTCTAATTTTTGCTGAAGCTATGTGGCAAGATTTTATTTACCGTAAATCTGAATTTGCATCTTATTTATTCCCTGCTTGGTATATTGGAAAGTATCCAAAGAAAAAAATAATGCAGGTATCGCACAACGCAGAACTTGCTTCACGGTTCGGTAGCAAGGTAAGAAATTTAATGGCAACCAAGGAGTATAAACAAATCTTTGGAAGTGTTACATTACGAGAAGATAGTAAGGCTAAAGGCCGTTGGGAGACCAATCATGGTGGCGAATATTTTGCAGCGGGGGTAGGCGGTTCTATCACAGGACGAGGGGCGGACTTACTTATTATCGATGACCCACATACTGAGCAAGATTCTATGTCAGACTCAGCTATGGAAAGAGCCTACGAATGGTATAGCTCTGGTCCTAGACAACGTTTGCAACCAGGTGGTCGTATATTAGTCGTCATGACAAGATGGGCAACTGATGATCTAACAGGAAGATTAGTAAAGGCTCAAGGAGAAACAAAAGCTGATCAATGGAAAGTAATTTCTTTTCCTGCAATAATGCCAGATGATAGACCTGTATGGCCTGAGTATTGGAGTAAAGATGATCTTGATTCTGTAAAAGCATCTATCTCAACAAAGAACTGGAATGCACAATACATGCAGGATCCTACATCTGAAGAAGGTGCAATTATCAAAAGAGATTGGTGGCAACCATATGAAAAAGATTCTTTACCAAGATTATTACATGTAATCCAAAGTTACGATACTGCGTTTTCAAAAAAAGAATCTGCTGACTATTCAGCCATTACCACTTGGGGAATATTCGAGCCTGTTGAAGGATATGAGAAAGCTATAATTTTATTAGATGCTATGAAAGGCAGATATGATTTTCCTGATTTGAAGAATGTAGCTTTAGAACAATATCATTATTGGGAGCCTGAAACTGTTATTATTGAGGCAAAAGCATCAGGACAGCCTCTTATTCACGAATTGAGAAGGGCAGGTATACCTGTAATAGACTTCGTTCCTGCACGTGGAAGAGACAAGCATACGCGTATAAATAGCTGTGCTCCTGTCTTTGAGTCTGGTATGGTCTGGGCACCTGTTGACGAACACTGGGCACAGGAGGTTATTGAGGAGTGCGCAGCATTCCCTAATGGACAATACGATGACTATGTTGATTCCATGACCCAAGCTGTGTTAAGATATAGACAAGGTGGATTTGTTTCAACGTACTCGGACGATTGGGATGACCCACCAATGAAATTAGAAAAAGATTATAAATATTATTAGGAGCACCTATGTTAAAAGGCAACCAAAAAAAGTTGGATAAAAACAACAACAATAGAATTGATTCACAAGATTTTAAATTACTAAGAGGTGGTAAAAAAAGAGGTGGCTTGTTTTATGGCTACTCAAAAGTTTTTGATACTGCAGCAAAAGCTGGAGAAAAATCAGGGACTAGCACAATCGTAGGTGTAAAACCAAATCCTAAAAAAGCTAAAAAGACTTTTAAGTCAATGGCAGAAATGAGAAAAGCAAAAGGTTTCAAAGCTGGAGAGACTGCAGCTCAATTTAACAAAAGAAAAGCAGCAGAAAGTTTTGCAAAGAAAGCAGCTAGAGCTACAGGTGCAAGAGGTAAAATTGCATTAGGTGTAGCTGCAGCAGGAGTTGGTGCTATTCAATATTTAAAAAATAAAATGAAAAAAAATAAAGAGAAAAAAGCTGAGAAAAAAATGGGTGGCGGCATGATGCAAAGACCTATGGGTTATAAAGCAGGTGGACCACTAGGCTCAGCAGGAAGAGGACTTGGAAGAGCAGCAGGAAGAAAAGCAGAACAAAAAAGAGTAGGACAAACAGGAAGAAGAGCAGGATTAGGAAGTTTACCTGGAAAAGAAAAAAAGAAAAAAAACATGATTGTTATCATAGGTGGCAATAGTAAATCACTTACAGGTAAGGGTGGTTTAGAAAGAGACGCAAATGATAAACCATACAGATATAGTTATGAATCAGACCCAATGTTAAAAAACTTTGATATAAAATATACTGAAAGAATGGGTGGCGGAATGATGAATAAGCCCATGGGTTACAAAGCTGGTAAATCTGTAAAAGTAAAATGCAAACTAGGTAAAAACAAACCTACAAAAATGTATTAGGAGGGACAATGTCCCTGAAGAATATTCTTAGCTTCGGTCGGAGACTTTTGGGGCGTGGTAAAAAAGAATCCGCACAACCGGCTACCGGACAGCAACAAAAACAAATTACATATGATCCAAAGCCTTCACAAGCTTCAGGTCAAGAACTTGTAACACAAGAATTAAAAAGCCCACCAGTTGTTCTTAAAAAAACTAGACCCTTACAAATGGGTGATGACGTTGCCCCTGCATTCGGATCATCTACTTACGATTGGGTAATGAAAATGGGTAGAGGTAGATATACAGCAGATGAGTGGATTGATCACTTAACTTCAACAAGAAAAGTAAACTTTAAAGTTTTTGGTAAACCATCACAAAGATTAGAAAGAGCAGAAAAACAATTTGTTTATGACTCGGGTCCGTTCCAAGGTAAAATGGTCAACATATCAAAAGAAGAATTGTTTGATACAAATCTTGCATCATTTAATGAGGTAGGAGATTTGACTGGTGGCCTATTAGCTGCTGCTAAAAAATTTGGTCTTAAATTAGATGCTAATGAACTTGGTGCTATGATTAAATTGAATCCGTTGAATAGAGTAAGGCCCGTAGAATTAGGTATGCCCAAAGGTGCACAAGATGGTTTCAACCTTGCACACAAGAATATGACTAATGCAATCAATACTTTAAAAACAAGATTTGCAAGCGATAGCGATTTAGTACAACACTTTGATGATGCTATTTATGAACTAGGTGCAATGAAAAATGGCGAAATGGGAACTTCAGTATTTAGAAGTTTGAAACAAGCTTTGCAAAGAGCAAAGGCAAGACCAGATGTAAGAGAACAAGATAAAATGTTATTGAACAAAGCAGAAGCAGAATTAAATAAATCTGCAGTGCCATTAAAGAATAATAAAACATATTATCAAAATGAAAATAATTATACTTTGCAAGGTGGAAGCGATTACAAAGAAACAATCATGACTTTACCTGAAGAGATTATTACAAATAGAAACACTTATAATACAGGTGGTCACTTTGGTGAAGTTCTTGGTAAAGAAACAAACAATCTTTATCACATAAGATTCGATACAAGATTTACACCTGATGGAAAAAAAGTATTTATGATTAATGAAATACAATCCGATGTAAATCAAAGTGTTGCAAAAGCTTTAAGTAAGGCTCAGCAATTAGATCCATCTGTCAGGGTCAATCCTTTTCAAAAAGACATTGAGGTAAATATGTTACTCAATGCAAGAGATAAGTTAACAACAGATGTAGCTCAAGCTCTTGCAAAAGGTGATCAGTTTACAGCAAAAACATTGTCTGACCAATTAGCTAAAACTACAAAAAATATTGTAGCCATGTCTAGATCAGGAACAGGTAAACACGATTATTTTCCAATGGTTGAAGCAGATCAATATGGTGACCATGCATTAAAATATCTTGTACAAAAAGCAGCAAGAGAAAATGTTGATTATGTTGCCGTTGCTCCGTTTGACAAATTAAGTTTTAGACAAGGGTACAAAGCTGGTAATGAAAGATTCTACGGATATGCGTCTGGTAAGGGAATAAACAAAAGTGGTAAAGCTGTAATGCCAACTCTTATGAAACGTATTGCAAGATTCTATGACACTCAAGCAGGGCCAACTAAGGTATCATTGTCAGATCCTAAAATGCCATATAAGAAAATACGGTCAGATAACTTTAAATATCCAGAAAAGCACAAACTTAAGAATAAGAAAGTAAACAGCGAATACCACGATTATGCTACTAATGTGAAGGATGATAAATTGGTATATATGGAGCCAACTAATCCTAACTTGTATTTTGATGCTTTTGCGATTAAAGTGAACCCCCTAATGAGAGGTACACAAAAAACATACAAAGCCCTAGGTGGACTTGTAGTAGATATCTTTAAACCAATAAGGTACAATTAATTATGGCAGTAGAAAAAGTAACAGAAGAATTCAAAGAAGAAGTTGAAGGTGTTGAAGAACCAGAGGGTTTACCAGTTGACGTAGAAGTTGAGGGTGAAGAGACTATTGAAGAAGAGAAACCTGAGGATGATTTCAATGCTAATTTAGCATTGGCTATGGACGAGAGAGAACTCAAATCTATGGCAAGTGAACTTATTCAAGAATATAAAAAAGATAAGCTTTCTAGAAAAGAATGGGAAGATGCTTATATTAAGGGTTTAGATTTATTAGGCACTAAATATCAGGAAGTAACAAAACCATTCAAAGGGGCTTCCGGTGTCACTCATCCATTATTAGCTGAGTCTGTTACACAGTTCCAAGCACAAGCGTACAAAGAGCTAGTGCCTTCTGATGGTCCTGTACGGACACAAGTTGTAGGCTTACAAACACCGGCCACCGAACAACAAGCAGATAGAGTCAAAGATTATATGAACTATCTTCTCATGGAGGAGATGGAGGACTACACAACTGACATGGATCAGATGTTATTTTATCTACCACTATCAGGATCAACATTTAAAAAAATTTACTTTGATGCATTACAAGGAAGAGCAGTATCTAAATTTATACCAGCTGAAGATCTAGTCGTACCTTACTTTGCATCTGATTTAAAAGATAGTGAGAGAATCACACATGTAATTAAAATGACACAAAATGAAGTAACTAAAAAAATGGCTGGAGGTTTTTACAGAGATATAGAATTGACAGAGTCACACACAGAGCCAGATGATGTACAGAAAAAATTAAATCAACTTGAAGGTATTAAAAAAACTGGAGATGATTACTTGCATACAATTTTAGAAATGCATGTAGATTTAAATTTAGATGACTATGAACAGTTTGATGACAGAGCAAAGAAAATAAAAATACCTTACATTGTAACTATAGATGAAGGATCTGGAGAAGTTTTAGCAATCTACAGAAACTATAGACCAATGGATATTACATTCTCTAGAATAGAATACTTTGTTCATTACAAATTTTTACCAGGACTAGGGTTCTATGGTTTTGGACTTACACACATGATAGGTGGTTTATCACAAGCTGCAACTCAATCACTTAGACAATTGATTGATGCAGGAACATTAAAAAATTTACCTGCAGGATTTAAGTCAAGAGGTATTAGAGTTAGAGATGATGACCAACCAATTCAACCTGGAGAGTTCAGAGATGTTGATGCACCAGGTGGTAACATACGAGATCAGTTTTTTAACTTACCTTTTACAGAGCCATCAGTAACTTTATACAATCTTTTAGGTTTTGTTGTACAAGCAGGACAAAAATTTGCTGCGATTACTGACTCAAACATAGGTAACGATGCACAAAACAGAGCAGTTGGTACTACAGTTGCTCTTATGGAGCGTGGTTCACGTGTTATGAGTGGTGTTCACAAACGTTGTTACTATGCAATGAGACTAGAATTTAAAATTTTAGCAAGAATTTGTTCAGAATCACTGCCACCAGAGTATCCATACGATGTTTATGGTGGACCAAGACAAATAAAAGCTGCAGATTTTGATAACAGAGTAGATATTTTACCTGTTGCAGACCCAAATATTATGTCAATGGCTCAAAGAGTGATGTTAGCACAGAATCAATTGCAAATTGCACAGTCAAATCCACAAATGCACAACTTACATGAAGCCTACAGAAGGGTTTACGAGGCATTAGGTACAAAACAAATTGAGGCAATCTTAAAACCACCACCAAGACAACCAGAACCATTAGATCCTGCCAAAGAAAACGCACGTTCTTTGCAAATGAAGTTGCTTACTGCGTTTGAATTTCAAGATCACGATGCACATATAGCAGCTCACATGGCTTTTATGGCTACAAGAATGGTTCAAATTAATCCACAGGTGTATGCTTTGTTGCAATCACACATTTCAGATCACGTTTCATTCAAAGCAAAGGCAGAAGTCAAAGCAATGATGATGCAAGATCAAAGAATGATGGCCTTAGCACAAACAGATCAACAACAATTTGAGATAGCATTCGAGGCTGAGGTGGCAAAAGCTGCTGCAAGGATAACACAAGAACTTGCACAGACTGAGATGCAGGCAAATGCTGCTAAACAAGACCCATTAGTAAGAATTAAACAACAAGAAATCGATTTACGAGCTATGGATCTTCAAAGAAAAGCAGAAGAGACAAGATACAAAGCAGAACAAGAAAATATGCGTCAGGATTCTAAGCTTGGTTTCGAATATGATAGACTAAGACAACAAGATGAACAATCTGATGAACGATTAGACATTGCAAGACAGAAATTAGAGCAAAAATGAGACAAGGATTAAGTGGAGGGAAAAAATACGGGCCACCGCCTAAGAAAGGACCAAATCCACAAGGTATAAAACTCAAAAATGCTAAAAAACTCTTACGAAAATCTCTCAAAAAAAAATAAAATTATTTGGTTATCAGGATTATTTGATGGCGAAGGTAGTTTTGGCCTTTGGTCTAAAGGAATAGGTAGAAAAAGGGTTTTTGCTGCTACAATTGAATGTGCTGACGAAGATATCATACAAAGATTTTTTGTAATGTTTGGTGGTGCCAAATTTAAGACAAAGAAAAAAGATAAAAGGTTCAAACAATTGTGGCGTTGGAGAGCACAGGGGGAGAGGGCTTACGATTGTGTCGAGAAAATGATAGAATATATGAGTTTAAGAAGACAGGAGAAATATCATGTGGTTAAAAGCGATATCATTAGCCGTTAACGCAGGAAGTAAAATCTACGCTAACAAACAAAGAGCAAAAGTTGCAATGTCTGATGCACAGCTATTGCACGCAGAGCGACAAGCTCGAGGTGAGGAAGCTTACCAAGGAAAACTTTTAGAAGCCCGTCAAACAGATTATAAGGACGAAGTAATTTTGGCGATTCTCACATTGCCAATTTTGGTGCTCGCATATGGAGTCTGGTCGGAAGATCCGGCTGCGATGGACAAGATAAAAATCTTTTTTGAGCATTTCCAGTCATTGCCGACCTGGTTTACAAATTTATGGATTCTTGTCGTGGCGAGCGTTTTTGGAATTAAGGGTACACAAGTTTTTAGGAACGGTAAGAAGTGAGAAAAAAATTAAAAAAAGTAATTAAAGGTCTTAAGAAAGCATCAAAAACACATGCTCAACAAGCACGTAGTTTACAAAGTATAAAAAAATTACGATACGGTGGTGACACCATGGGTGGACCTAATGACAAAAGTAAATCTACAAACGAAGGTCATTCTAGATTCGAAGTAGGTTCAGGATACTACGGTGAAACACCAAAAACTAAAACTAGTGGTAATGGAGGCGGTAATAAAAAACCACCTAAAGTAAAAACTGGAGATGGAGGAGATGTACCTTTCAAAGCACCTTTACCTTATGTAGGTCCAGTAAGTGCACTAATTAATTTAGGAGCTTATGGTAATTACAAAGGCAGACAAAGATACTCTAAGAAAAAAGGTCTTTACAGAGATTATTACAAAACACAAAAAGAAGTTTTACAACCTAATTCACCAACAGGTAAACAATATTTAAAAGATGCAGGGTATAACAAACGACCACCAGAAATGCCAAGAGACAATGATGGACCACCTCCAATAATATTACCAGTGAGTCAGGCAGCATCTGTTAATGAGTCTTTAAATACTGTAGAATCACCTTATAAGAAACCAACTGTTGTTGATGGTGTTTTTAATTATACAGTTGGACTTAAAAAAGGTGGTATGCTATTAAAAGGCAAACCAAAGTTAACTAAGAAAGGTTGGAAGTAATGACTAAACTATGTCCAAGAGGTAAAGCAGCCGCGAAAAGAAAATTCGCAGTTTATCCGTCAGCATACGCGAATGCATACGCTTCAAAAATTTGTGCAGGAAAAATTAAAGACCCAAGTGGTAAGAAAAGAAAAGATTTTAAAGGACCAAAACCAGCAGGTGCTCAAGAAGGAGTATTTGTAGAAAGACCAAAACAACCTAGAAGACCAAAAGGTAAAGGACCTCAAAGATTAAGCACTGAATACATAAAAAAGAAAAGAGCTTATGATGATTTAGTAGCTCCTGATAGAAAAAGAAGAAAAATGTCATATACTGGAATTAAAAAAAATCCTTCAAATTTTAATCAAGGTGGAATGGCTAGAGGTGGCGGAGCTGCTATTAAAGGGACAAGCTTCAAAGGTGTATTCTAATGTACAAAAGAGGTACTTGTTGGGAGGGTTATGTCCAAGCAGGCATGAAGAAGAAGGGAAACAAAATGGTTCCCAACTGTGTACCAGCAGGCACCAAAAAAATGAAATCAGGTGGACTTACTAAATGGTTCAAACAAAAATGGGTAGATATTGGAGCTAAGAAACCTGGAGGAGGATTTAAAGAATGTGGAAGAAAATCTGCAAGTGGATCAAGTCGAAAGTATCCAAAATGCGTCCCTGCTGCCAAAGCAGCAAGTATGACAGACTCCCAGAGACGGAGTGCCGTTGCAAGGAAAAGAGCAGCGGGTAATACAGGACCTAAACCTACGAATGTGAGGACATAATGTGGAAATGGCTTAAAAAATTATTTACACCAACAAGAATATCACCAACAATAAATCATGTAAAACCAACTTTAACTAAAGGTGACTTGAAAAAGTTGGCTGCACAAGGTAAAATAAATGAAAAGGATATTTATGGACAAAAATAAAAACGGCACAAAAAAGAAAAAAAAGGCAACAATGCCTGGCGACCGGAATGAAAGACGGGAGTACATGAGAAAAATTCAAAACCCTATTTCTGAATATGATAAAAAAGGGAAGTTAAAATACACAGCTGCAAGTAAGGGCGGTGGTGCCGACACTGGTAGAAAAGGCGAAATCAAAAGTAAATTAGCTGTAGCTATTGATAAAGTTAAAAGATCAGGTGGACTTGGTAAAAGACCAAAACCAAAACTTACACCCCCTGAAAGAGGGCCAATGAGACCTCTTAGAACTAAATTAAAAGAAGGTGGAATGGCTAGAGGCGGTGGAGCTGCAATAAGAGGTACTAAGTTCCAGGGTGTATTTTAAAAAATTCATCAATACATCATTATTCGATTATAGTGAGTTGAATGTTTTATTTAACCAAGCAGAATATCTTGAACAATTAAATTTCAGAATAATAAATAACGGCCTATCTTATTCTGTGTCAAATGATAAGCTACTTGAAACAAAAAACGAAAATACTACATATATCATTGAAGATGCCAAAAACATCAAACCAACATTCAAAAGCTTTAGAGATGTATTCGTTGAAAAGTTTACGGATCTCAGATCTTCTGTTAATTGGGATGTTCATATTTATGCTAGCCGAGATAAAGGCGAGTCATCCTTTCAACCTCATAAAGACAAAGCTTCAAACGTCATTGTTCAATGCGAAGGTACCTGCAGATGGACTGTAGATGATAAAACCTACGATTTAGAGCAAGGAGATATTGTTTACATACCAATAGGAGTTAAACATCACTGTTTACCACTCACTAAAAGGATTTCTTTAAGCTTTCCTTTTTGGTTTGAATAAGCTACAACATCATTGATGGATATTGATACAATTTCACTTGTTCAACAAAAGATTAAATTACAAATCGACAAACTGAAAGACCACGCTATATATGGTGTTGACACCATGGAGAAGCTACAATATATTAGGGGGCAAATCAGATCTCTAGAAGATCTGCAACAGGATCTTAAAGACCTGCTGAACACAACGGAGTAACAAATGAACAAGTCCACGGAGACACCGAAACGGACTGAAGCTTTGCTTGATGCCTACAAGGCAAAAGAAGAAGTCGAAACAGTCCTAGATCCAAATGCGATCGAAAAATCAACGTTAGATAAGTTACCTACACCAACAGGTTATAGAATTTTGGTATTGCCTTATGCAGGACCAAAGAAAACCAAAGGTGGAATTTATTTATCTGACACAACACAGGAAACAATACAGATGACAACCGTCTGTGGTCTTGTGCTAAAAATGGGAGATCTATGTTATCACGATAAAAATAAATTTCCTAAAGGGCCTTGGTGCAAACTAAATGATTGGATAATCTTTAGTAGGTACGCAGGTTCAAGATTCAAAATAGAAGGTGGTGAAGTAAGAGTGTTGAATGATGATGAAGTCATTTCAACTATTTCTGATCCGCAAGATATTTTGCACCATTATTAAGGAGGACAAATGGCTGAAGAAAATAAAAATCCAGAAGTTGAATTAGATACTGATGGAGTAAAAGAAGAAACAATACAAGTTGAACAACCAGAAGAACAAACAACACCTTTTGAACAAAAAGAAGAAGTTGATTTAGGTTACACTGATGTTTCAGGCGAGAAGAAAACTGCAAAAGAACTTCTGCAGGAAGTAAAAGAGTCTGAGAAAAAAGAAGAGCCCAAACCAACATTTGAACAAAAAGAAGAGGAGCCTTCTGATCTAGAAGAATACTCTGATAAAGTTCAAAAGAGAATAAAAAAACTTACCTTTCAGGTTAAAGAAGCAGAACGTAGAGAAAGAGCTGCTGTTGATTACGCCAAAGGTTTGAAAACAAAGTTTGAGACTGCTCAAACAAAAGTTGAGGAGACTGATACAAATTATCTCAAAGAGTATAATGGAAGAATAGATGCAGAAAGAGAAAAAGCTAAAAATGCTTTGAAATCTGCCTATGATAACCAGGATACTGATGCTATTTTAGAAGCTCAAGATAGTCTTACTAAATTAGCTGTTGAGAAAGAAAAAGTTTCTATGGCTTTGAATGAAAAAGAAGCCAAGAAAAAAGAAGTAGAATCACAACCCGTTGATGAAAAAAATCTCAACAACAATCCAGATCTACAACCAAAAATTAGTGGAAGAGCCTCTAAATGGGCTGAAGACAATGAATGGTTTGGGTCGGACAGAGTGTTGACATCTGCAGCTATGGGAATACACGAAGACCTTTTGCAGGAGGGAATTGACGCGGACAGTGATGACTATTATAATCAAATAAACAAACGTATGAAGGAGTATTTCCCTCAGAAATTTGCCAAAGATACGACTGAAGTAAAGGCTAAAGAACCCGTCCAAAACGTAGCCTCTGTGAGTCGTAGATCTGGAGGACGCAAGTCTGTGAAACTCACCAAATCACAGGTAGTTATCGCTAAGAAATTAGGGGTGCCACTAGAGGAATACGCAAAATACGTGAAGGAGGGAACATAATATGACAAATGTAAAAACTTCACGCGAGTCTAGTACGAGAGAAAAAACAACTCGTAAAAAAGATTGGACTCCACCATCCAGTTTGGATGCGCCAGCTGCACCGCAAGGTTATGCGCACAGATGGATAAGGGTTTCAACCGCAGGTTTTGATGATCCAGGTAATGTATCAAAAAAACTTAGAGAAGGTTGGGAATTCGTAAAAGCCGAAACCATTTTAAGTGAGATCGGTGAAAACGATTATCCTATTATCCATGAAGGAAGACATGCTGGTTTAATCGGAATTGGTGGCCTTGTGTTGGCAAGGATACCGGAAGAGATTCTGAAACAACGCGCTGAGTATTTTAGAAAAATTACTCAAGATAGAACAGACGCGATTGACAGGGATCTT